CTTCAAGCAATAGCTCCCCAACAACAGTGGGAGACTTTTGGTGACGTTATGAATCGCAGCCCAGAAAACGCTTGGCGTTATCTCAGTCAGATTGGGCCTGAAGCTCTTCGCAGCAAGCTCCTGTTCATGGATGCTTCTTAGTAACGTTAGATGGTCGAAATTGTCTCCTTCGGAAACGGAGGAGCTTTTTTTTGCTAATGTACAAGTATCAACTGATTAATTATGAGAGCTTTAGGAACCTTGCGTCGTAAGCCAAGTTTAGAAAAAGAAGTTCAAGAGGTTATTGTTAACCAACCCCTTGAAGTTGTCACCCCTGTGCTTCCTCCTGCACCCCAAGCTCAAGTTGAGCTATCGTCTGATTTTGAAGACTCTGTGGAGCTCAGCTGAAGCTTACGTAGTCTTTTTTGGATTTCGTATTCAAAGTATTTTTCAGCTGCGTTAAGCATACGAATTCCGGCATAACCGCAGATGAAAGAAGCTGCGATGGCTTCATTTTTTGTTAATTTAAATTTATCGTAAAAAACTGGACTAATAAATGTAGCTAGGAATAATCCGACAACAGTTGTCTTAATAAAGTACACAACGAGTTTTGATCGCTTTTGTGGGTGCACGAGAGAATCCGTTAAAGAACCTGAAAAACATGCTATTGAAGTTTCTGGATCTTCAAAAAATATTGTTAGAAACCTTTCGGCATTGACCATTGGGAGAGATAACTTCTTTACAGATTGTAGAGGAGTAGAATTAATTTATACGCTAAAACAACATGGTTTACACTCCTTTAACAAACTGGCGTTATGATAATAGTCTTTATCACCGAATACAATCGGGGCCACAGCGTACAGGGGATAACTTAAACTTAACTGATACATATAAAGTAATATCAAGTGGTTACATACTCCCTAGTGGGGTTCAGCAAACATGGTTCGGAGTAAACCTTGAAGGCGCTGATTTTGGTTTAATCCCCGTGGGACCACCAAACATAAGTGGGTACTTGAATACGGAATGGAGGGCAGTACCGCCTGCTATTTCTGGTTATTGGACTAATTATGAAAATACACTGCCTCATGCTTCTGGTTTACTAGATACTTATGTTGGTTTTAGAGCTCAAGGCCGATACAGCGTTGCGGGTCGTACTGTCCAAACAGCTTTAGGTCCTCAAGCCGGGCTTAAAGATTTTGGTACATATACATGGTTTGGAGCTAGTATCCCTGACAATCAAAATTATGATCCTTTTAAAACACCAAGCAGTAATACTCCGTACGAATACGATTCAGATTTAGGTGCTTTTGTAGGTAACGGGATTACAGGTGGTCCCGGATCTTTTCAACGCGTTCGTTATCCTGCTTTAACAAATCCAACAAACGACACATCAGGTTCTCGTGCTGCGTGGGTTTATAGTCCCCCTGTATATTGTCAAGTGTTTACTGAAGCAATTCGTAGTGACTTGCCGGGTCAAATGAGTGTTGTATCTCGTACTAGCTATCGAGGTAAATCGACAAGATACGTGCCTAAGTACGGGTCTGTATATGGTGTTTTAGGTGAAGGTGTTAGGAACATGGTCCGTAAAGTAGCTGGTTAAACCACTAAGATTGCGACACGTTTTAGTTATATCAGCAAGATAAAAGGTTAATATAACTATTGTAGTTTCTTCGAGATTTATCGATGTTTATCGATAATGATTTTCCGAAGATTCTTGGTGCCGAGCTGTACCGTCCTCACCCCGCATACATCGTTGAGATGGCTGCGGAGCCTGTGGTAGTACATGACTTTAGTAAGCAGCCAGGGCAGACTGTGCAGCTTGATCGTTACCGTTTCTTCGGTAACCCCGGCTCTAAAGAATCTCGCGAGCGCACTGCCGAGCAAACAATCGGTACTGCAAACAGCCGCAACATTGTGAAGGACAAGGTTCAGGTGACTCTTAAGGAGTACACCGGCCCTGCTGACCCTAGTGATCCAACTCAGCCAAGCACTTTCAAAATTGCTCGCGAGACTCTGATCACTGCCCAGCGTCTTTTGCTGGATACCGGCAGCCTCACAACTTTCCACCAATCCATTGGTAGCCTGACTTTGCTCGACGACTATCGTCGTTGGCGTGATCGGGTGTTCATCAATGAACTACTTAAAGCAGTATCAAAGGGTAAGTCTTCTGACACCCAAGGTGGTTATTATTTCCCTGGCGATCTAGCCACTGGAAGTCTTAGCTACACCAACGCCGAGCAAGCCAAGTTCGACGTTAAGGATGACCTTCTGCGCGTGGTAAAGAGCCTGCGTAAGAGAAACACTCCTACCTTCCAAGACGGTTTCTATCGCTGTGTTTGCGATCCTACCTTCTTGATGCACCTGCGTCAGAACAGTGACTTCCGTGAAGTTGCTCGTTACCCTGGCAACGGTCAAATTAACCCACTTATGTCCGGCATGCAGCCTAACGCTGCTCTGTACATGGGCCAGGGCTTCGGTCAAGCTACCTTTGTGGCTGGCGAACCGATTATGCCCACGGGCTTTGTGTTTGAAGGTGTGCGCTTCTTCGAAAGCACCAACATGCCTACACAAACACAGGCTGCTACCATTGCATCCAGTTCACAGAATTACAATTCTGCGATTGGTATCTTCTTTGGTCCGCAGTCGACTGGAGTTGGCATCGGCGGTAACAACGCTCAGGTGCTACTCAACAACAACGATGACTTCAGCCGTTTTATCATGATGATTTGGAGCCTGTACGCAGGTTTCGAACTTCTGAACGCTGACTTCGTCACCGTTGCCTACTCTTTCGACGCTTGAGGAGGTAACTAAAAATGGCGATCGCTACTAACCAGCTCTCAGTTGCCAAGATTTATCCTGGTAACTACACAAACGTTCTTCGTTACTGGCACGAAGAAAAAACCGTTCAGTACAACAACGCTAACGGTGTTTCCACCAACTTAACCAACCAACCCGTAGGTGGTCCTGTTGGTGTTGTATTCCGTCCTGGTTGGATTGCTCAGCAAGCAATTGGTTATGTTGACCTAAGCTACCAAGCTCTAGGTACAAATAATCAACTTGAGTACTACACCCTACCTTATGGTTCGGGTCAAAACGCTGCTCAGCAACCCTTCCTAAACGCTAACGTTATCATTCCTTCTCCTGATTTCCATAAGGATATTCGGGCTGATATCACGAATGGCATTATCGTTCCTGCGTCAGGTTACGTTTATCGTACCTCTTTGCGCATTGACGGTGGTGATGTTGTTAGCTCCGGCGTTGCCGGTGGAAGTGCTACTCCACAGGTTTCTTTGATTCCTGCTGTAGCTCAAGGTCTACGCGACAACGGCACTGTTGTTTCCGGTCAGTTTGGTTGTTCTATAACGGGCGCCTCTAGCCGGATTGTTAATGGAAGCATTGCTTCTACTAATATCTTCAACAGCAGCAGTTTGTCTGCGCTGGCTAATGCTACTACCTGGAAACTCTTCACCACTACCAATCTTGGTGGTGCTGCTGCTTCTGGTCTTGCTCAAGGTTCAGGTATTTACGATCCTCGCGCTGGTACTGGAAGGCTTTCGGGTGCAAACAAAGCTCTGGCAATCTGCGAAGTTTGCTGGATTCTTCCTGACCAACCCCCCGAGCGTGATGATCTTGCTCTGCAGCCCGGTGGTGTTATCGAGTCAAGTATATTTACTTCGACTTCACCTTCCTGATCTAATCAGAATAGGTTTCACATTTACCCCTCCTTCGGGAGGGGTTTTTGTTTTGAAATGAAATTATTAATAAATTTTTTAGTGTTTTTTAAGGTGTTAGCTGCCAAAGTATCAAACATATGTTGCCCGCTGGTCTTTATGACTGACCGGAAGCTTTCAGAATTTGGAATTAAACGAAAAGAGTGTCAAAAATGCGGCGCTACTTGGTTAAATAACGTTCATTATTGGCGTACGGGGGCAAAAGGTAGCGAATTAGATTTGGCAGGCTTAGTTTGTAACAAAACTGATTCTTCTGAGTGCATAAACCCAGCTAAAGGACGTGTCGGAGGCGACACTTGGGATAAACGAGTTGAATTTATTGAAAAATTTGGACTAAAACTAAAAAGTTGTGATCAATAAGCTTTGTTTTTACGGTTATTTGGCTTAAACTACTGTACACATGTTGACTTAGCCCATGACAGCCAGTGTTTATAGACCTAGTGGCGTAAAAATTGAGATACTTTCGACTTATGACGAAGGTGATTACTTTATGGTGCGTTCAAATACCACGGGTAAGGTATTTTTTGCTCATAAAGACCAAGTAGGAGAACTTCTTGAAGAAAATGAACCAACTCCAAGTGTTAACCACGTAAGCACACGGCGCAACAGACGGAATATAAAGACTGAAATTGAAAAAACTCCGATAATTAAACCTCTTCCACCTGCAGACACTCGGATAAATTTAAATACTTTGACACCCGAAGGTCTTACACAGTGTTTACCAGGCGTGGGATTAAAGACAGCTAAAGAAATTGTTGAATTACGTCAATCTCTACCTGGTGAAAAGTTTATAAAACTCGATCAACTTAATTCAATTAAACGAGTTGATTGGGATGAAGTGTTTGCTACCGGGAGTGTATACGTAGAATAGACACACAGCCAAGGTTAATCCATAAACGCGGTTGAGTCATTTCTCGGTTAAAAGGATTTAGACTTTACCATAAAGACAAGTTGATTATGTCGCAACTCTCGCTGAATGAGCTAGAGCAAATCCAAAGTTACTTGGCGCAACAAGGTGTCGTGTTTAACGCGACGATGACCGACGCCACTAAGCGCGAAGTAATTTATGCGACAGTTAATCAATTAACTAGAAATCCTGCTCAAGTTTTTGGTTATGCCCTTGACGATTTTAACTTTAGCCGTGTTGCTTATCATTTAGGTTTTAACATAGCAACGGTTCCGGCGGGTGACTATGCTCGTTTGCTCGAAGCGTGTAATAGTATTCCTAGTGAGTTTTATTACGATAAAATAATTCAGCAAATTGAGCGCTGTGAGGAAGCTGAGCGTCTTACTGAGCTTGCTACCGGTAGAGCTACAAGTCGTCAAGAAACAATTCTTGGTGACGTTTCACGTTCCATTAATATTCAAGATAAACGTGAAACAGCTCGCATATGGAGGGAAAACTATTTGTATGAGTGCGATAGGTTAGCGCAACAGCTTTATGTGCCTAACTATCGAGATCCCGTGGCCGCGAGATATCGCTTTGAACGATCAGGTGGAGAGTTTATTCAAGCAATACCTGGACCACCTGATATTTCACGAGCAGACAGACTCTATTTTTACGCAAATTGGCGGTAGACTTACTTTATTAGTGATCGATTTCAGAACATGGGCCTAGTTTCTTATATTTATGATGAAGTAAAAAAACAGGGTATTGCTGGTGCTCAGCGGTTGCTGAAGCAACTGAGTGCTGGTGCTCAGGACCTAGGTAGAAATGCAGAAAACGTAATAATGGGTGGTCCTTTACCTTTGGCTACTCCAACCCCAAACCCTCGCCGTCTTTTGCCAGATGTGCCACGTCGGTCATTGACAGTAACTCCTGCAGATATTCAACGCGCAGATCAATTACGACAAATCGTGCCCACAGTTAGAGCTCGAGCGGCTTTACCAAATATTTCAGGTCCACGTCAAGGTGTAACAACAGCAGATCGAGAACTTGCAGATAGGTTAGTGCGAAGGGAAGTTTCAGTTCCTCCCGATGATGCGACGGCTTTATTTGAAAGGCTTAGTGGACGGGATCCTTCAATTTTTATTCCACAATCCCCAAACTCAGCAGTCCGGAGCCTTGTCAACAAGCAAAAGGCGGAAGCTCTTTATGAGCACCTGCGTGGACAGGCTCCTTCACCTAGAGATATTCCTACTTCTGTTCCCGAATATTTGCAGGGTACATTTCTTAAACCAGGTCCGGGTGAGGTAAAAGGTCCTGGAATGCCTTTAAGGTATCCTGCAGGTACTCAAGCTGTTGGAGGAGGAAAGCTTGGTAACACTACATACGGTGAGGGCGTTGAAGCTAATATTGGTGCTTTTCTAGGTCCTGTTCCTCCTCCAAATAGACTTAATGTCATGGAAGCGATTGAACAGAATATTCGTCTTACTCCTCGAGCACCTGGTGGTGAAGTTCGCGGGCGATCTCTTTTTACCGAACCTGATCCTTTTACAGGTCGTATTGAAATAAGTCCACGTATCAACCTTCCACCCGAACCTTTCGAATTTCTTGCTAAACCAAAATTTGGGCCTGTAAACCGAGGGGCTGATACTGTAGCTGCTCCTGTAACTAAGCTTCTTAGCCCAGGGGCTGATGTTGTAGTTGATCCTGTTGCGGCTAATGTTGTAGTTGATCCTGTTGCAAAAGCTATACGTAATGCTGCAGGAGGCATTCAAATGGGTGATTTAAACACACTTATAGACGTGGTACGTAATAATCCTATTAGAAGTATTAGCGCTCTTGGAGGCGCTGGTTTAGCTGGCTTTGGCTTAACTACTGGCATAGGAAATATGATGCGAGGAGATGAAGGCTCAGCTCCTCTTGATCTTAAAGAAGAAACAAGGACTCCTCCTGGAGAGCCTGTAGTTACTCCTACAGGAATTAATCAACCAGAACAACTCCCTGTGTTATTTGCTGATAATGACGGCACTCCTTTAGGTTCTGTAGGTTCGCCTGAACAAAATCAACCCATGCCTCGTCGATCAGATCCAACTGCTCCAGCACCTGTAATTACTCGAGGTGGAGATCGTATAAGTGATATGCGTGAACAGTTAGCTCAGTATTCACCTCGCGCCGCCGCTATAGCTAGAGCTATGGAACCCCGTAGTCCTGAGAGGTATAAAAGTGCAGAGGATTATTATGCTGCCAGAGCTGCTTACGCAAATCAAGCTCCTGTAAAACAAGCGCTGATGAGGTATGTAGAAGAAACAGGTTCTAGTCCTGCTGAATCAACTGCCTTGCGGACGTGGGCTCAAAGCTACCCTGCTCTAGCTTACGAAATGCAGCGTCGCAGCATGGTTAACCCTGAAGCTAATCAACAAACTCAACAATCCGTAACAACTACGACTATTACAACTCCAATGGGGTCGAACAATCAGGCTAATGCCATTGGAAATGCAGAAGCTACTGCTCAAAGTGCAGTAGCTCCAACTCAGGGAAGTTTTGAATTACGTAGTGCTACAACACCTATGGAACAACCTGTACTTACTCCTGCTGAAGAATTCTTGCAGCGCTTAAGTGTTCCTCAGCGTGATCAGATGATGTATTACTGATAACGAGTTAAAATGTTGTTCTCGGAGGTTATCTAATGAGTTACGCTTTCTCCCCTAGTTATGGTTTTGATACTGCTTATAACAGGCCCTTACAGGGCAATATAAACGACTATACCGGCAAACGTTTTATCTATCCTTCTCCTGGCTACACATCTGACGTTTTTCGAGATGTAGAGCTCCCAATTCCTGGCTCGGAATTTGGAGTTGCTAGGCGTGATGAATCTGGTTTGTTTGGTTTTGTAGATAAACTTGGAAACATAGCTCCAGGTGTAGCAAATGCTTACAGGGCGATTAGAGGTTTTCCTGCTAACCCTGCTTTTGAACCACAAGGTACTCGTTATGCAGGGGATCGATTAGGTCGTGTTTTAAATGAACGTCAAAATCGCCGTCGAGATCAACAAAGGCAAGAACGACCAGGAGCAAGAGACGTAGCACAGGCTGTGGCGGGGTCAGATTTTTCTCCTTTTAACACCGCTATTCTTCGTGATGCAATTGCATCACCCACTGCTTTGCAACGGCTGTTTACTGGTGGGGTTACCTCTACAATAGATCCAGCTCGCACCAGTGTGGCTTTGGTTGAGTCAGAGGACCTACCTCAAACCGCTGCACTTCCAGCTGATTACTACTCTTCTCTTGTTTCCTAGGATTTAAATCATGAGCTCTACAAGCACCAACAAACAACCTTTGATGGTTGATAGACCTTTTCTTAGAGGCGCCAAAGTTAATAACGGAACTACTGTTGTTACTAATATAAGTAGTCCTGATTTTGGTGACCTTATTCAATTGGTTCGCGTTGGAGATCTTCCCTCAGAGGACGGAGCTCTTGTAGAGGATATCTTTGTCGTATCAAATGAAGGCTATCCAAATGTAGGTGGTGTTCGATCTGCAGCTTTTGGTGTTTATATCTATGCACCTAACCAAGCTGCTCCTTCTACCTCAGCTTCTCTTTTAATAAGTAAGTTTGAAGTTGGCTTATCTGGTGACACAGAAGGTTTAATCCAACGTGTAGAACTCCCAGCAACCGTTGCTCCCACGCCTCAAACTGGTGATATTAACTTAGCTCGCCCAATTGAAGTTGGTAAGTCTGAAGCTTTGTATTTAGAGAAAGGATATATTTTGTGTGTAGGTTACTTAGGTAACGGACCCGCCGCTGTCTCCGGTGGCTTAAGTGCGTCAGGTCTCTCAATTTTTGCGCAAGGCGGTTTTTATTGATCTGTGGTTCGTAAAAAAGGCTCTGATGACTTTAACTGGAAAGGCCATCAACTAAAAGCTGCAAAATTTACGTTTAATAAATTTCAAGGCACAAGTTCTTCTCATGAACTTGCTACGCCTATGCCGTGGAAACGAAAGTTTAGGCCTGAATTTAATTTAAAAGACTTTAGTGTCTTATATGATTATAACTATTCGTCTATGTGGACTAGATGGCGTAGAGGTTATGAACTTTATATGTATTCAAACCAAGCTTATGTTGGTCTGAATTATTCTTTTGCATATTTTGTAGGCGGAGTTCCTGGGGTTGGCGTAGGGTTACCTGGTCTCTGTTTTATGTATCCTTCAACCTCGCAAGATATGGGTATGCGTATGACAGTTATAAGACCTGCAGAAAGTTTTAATTTTTTGGATTTTGGTTACTCAATTAAAACAGTTTTTCAATACCAACCAGACATTTACGGTATTCAACTTTCTAGTAATTTTGGTGCTCCCATTTCATTTTTTACTGGTGAAGTTTTATCTAATAAATATGCTTCAGACGGTACAGAAAAAACTACGTACGGTAATTACACGGTTGTTGGTGTGGGCACTCTTTCAGGTCCACAAACACCTACTTTTTTACCTTTATTTGATACTTTATTCATAACTACTGGTGCAAGTAATAGTTGGTCTATCGTCGATAATCAAACGTTAACTTCTCCGGCTAACTCTCTTCCTGCTGTAGGTGAATTTTTTACTACAGCCATGCGTTTTGGTTGTAATTGTCCAGATTATTTATCGCGACAAGACTTTAACTTGTACGAGTACGACACAAAAAGAAAATATCCTTATACTTTGCCTCAAGATTTAAAACCTGGTGAATACGACGCTGGTCGTTTTGGACCTAATCGTGTTTTTCCCACTCGTGATTATCCGGGTTTTTCTCGAGATTTTGGTTTTCTTTATACAAAAAATGTACTAGATATACCTTTTTTTAACGATGATGCTGCTACATATTCTGATCCTAATGTGTATTATTTTTTACCTAGATTTTGTAAACATATATACGCATCTTTTTGGCAGTTATACAAAAAATTTAATCAAGACTATATGGCTCCTTGGTTGGCTCAGCCTACGGACGAACCTATGGACGATAGGTACAGAGAATATTTTGATATGCAATTGACTAAAGAAACTACTTTTAATAAAAGACAAGAAAATCTTAGATGGTGGGAAAAATATTCTCCTAGTAAGGATACTGTGCCTACGCACTTAATGTATCCTGATATGACTCCTACTATGGTTAAGGTTTTAAACTTTGATACTTTAGCCTCTGGTGTAACTAGTCCTATGACGCCCAGTGGTTTTGCCATGTTTACACTGGATCAATTTAATCCTTTTAATCCCTTGCAAACACCTTTACAAGTTTTTGATGGGGGAACTTATAGTAGTGGTGTTAATACAAGTCCAACAGTATTATTCATTTTTGACGGTGGTCAGTATGCTGTCGGGAATTTAGTTCCCCCAAGCAACTATCCTACTTTGCTAAATGGAGGTGTTTACTAATGACTACCACGCCTGTTATTCTGCTCACAAAACGATCTGGTAATTCTGCTGATAGACCTGCGGGTACAACTATTCAAGCTGGTGAAACTGCCTTAAACTTTGGTGCTGCTGAGCCGGGTTTTTATTTTAAAGATTCTGCTAGCTCTATAAGAAAAGTAGGACCAACGTTTTATGGTAATGCAGCGCCTAATTCAACTCCAGTAGGTTCTGCCGGTAATTCAGTTGGTGAGCTGTGGGTAGACTCGTCAGCTTCTTCCTATTATTTGCGAATCTGGAACGGCTTTTCTTGGTTAAAAGTTGGCGCTGGTTTTGCTGATAATGCTGCTAGTGCGACTGTCACGATCGCTTCTGGCGCTATCTTTGCAAACTCAGCTCTTGTGGCATCAGGTTCGTTTGGGTCGATCCTTGCCTCAGGTGCCTTGGGTGCGATCCTTGCTTCTGGTTCTCTTGGATCTGTACTAGCTTCTGGTTCTCTTGGATCTGTATTAGCTTCTGGTTCTCTTGGATCTGTACTAGCTTCTGGAGTCGTTACCGCAACTGGTGTATCCTGTTCCGATATTTATACAGGATCTTTGACCGGAACTGGGCCTTCTGGTTCCCTTCGCTACAAAATCGACAACACTGGAACGCCTAGCGGGTTGTACGTAGCTTTTGCTGGCGGGTGGGCTTTAGTTTAACTGTTTCTTAAAGTTGCTTTGAGCATCCACGCGCTCTTAAACATGTTGTTAACAATTTCAGCTACAAAGTTTTCTACATCTGGAGCTTCAACTTCTTTAGCCATCTCAACAACGGCTTTACTTAACATTCCACCTTGCTCGAGATTTTTTAAATAAGTTACTAAACTGTCATTTGCTTCATACGTTTTAACATTTTGAAACTTTTTATACGCGTTTAACAGCCCGTTTTGACACATAGGCATTAAGTAATCCATGCTTCTAACCAGTTCAGAGACTGTATCAAAATCTTTGGTGTGCTGTTCGTATTGTTTTTGTAAAAATTTGTGTAGCGCCAAAAATTCGGGAGATTCGATATTTAGGTGAAGTAAATGCGCTTGTGTATTTAGCTGGTATAGATAAGAGGCTAAAGCAACCATGTTGTAGATCAAATTGTCTACACAGTTATCTTTTTGTATAATGACCTCCTGGGTGATCATTTCTTTTTTAGGTGCCTCGACGGCAGCCTGAAGTATATCCGTGATCGAGGAGGTCATTAGATTTAAGCTCAGAGAGCGCAGGCGGCGCTTTCCTCTATATTAACCTCTTCGTTATCAACTTCTGCTCCGCTTTTCAAATATTCTTGAAGAGAATCTTGATGAATACGGTACAGAGACTTCGCGCCGTTTGGCTGAAGATTAACGAAGATGCCTTTAGGCCAACCACCGGGCTGATTAGATTCGGTGAGAGAGATACGTTTACGTACAAAACCAGCAGAGCAGTTAAGCAGCTCTGCGGTCTGAGCGATAGTCAGGAGCCGTGCAGTCTCCATTGGAGTTCAGAAAGTAAATATCGTGGACGTAACGACGTTAGCAGGGATTAGCTGTAAGTCAAACTATGATTATGCTTTTAATTTTAATTTCACAATCGTTACGGTAGACTAAATTTAGTCAAAATACGGCGCATGACGATTCGTCTTGCTGGCGAAATCTTTAAAGGATATAACCAGCCTCGTCGAGATTCTGATGGGGGTAAAAAATTTGCCGTAGCTGCAAAAGAAGGAGATACTGTACGTTTAGTGCGTTTTGGTGATCCTAATATGACTATTAAAAAACATATCCCAGAACGAAGAGCTAACTTCAGAGCACGTCATCATTGTGATGCGCCTGGAAGTAAATTAAAAGCTCGCTATTGGGCTTGCAAATCTTGGTAACGATTGGAGCTAAAATTAGATGAGCTTCGAAGATACAATGAAAAACCACGGCAGTCAGTTGGTTGTTGGTCTAACAATCGAAGATGATTTTGTTCTAACCAGACTCAAGAACAGAGCAATCAGTTTGGAAGGAAAAGCGAGGGATCAGTATATGTGGAAAGTTATTTATAATTTTGTGTGCCGAGAACGTGCGTATAAATCTGTTTTAGAAAATCTCGACGTGGCTATAGATACTAATATTGATATATTCCAAGAGGAACCTAATGACTAATAAAGATTTTATATCGCCAAATGCTCGTCGTTATTTAGACGTTATTTCTTTTACTGAGGGAACTCTTGGTCCTCAAGGTAGACCTCGGTATGACGTTACGTTTGGGTATACACCTATAACTAATAAATTGGTGACCCACCCCAGACGTGTAGTTAGAAGTGGGGATTATGCAAGTGATGCTGCGGGTGCGTATCAGTTTTTGTCAACGACGTGGGATCGGGTAGCTCCTCTGGTAAAAGCCAGAGATTTTGGGCCGCGATCTCAAGATTTAGCAGCATTGCAATTAATTCGCATGCGTGGAGTTGATCCTGATCGCGATCTGATTTCACCTCAAACTATTGCTCGTCTTGCTCCTGAGTGGGCATCTTTACCTACGTTAGAAGGTAAAAGTTATTACGGTCAGCCAGCTAGATCCTTTAAAGATATTCAACGTTTTTTACAAAGCCGTGGCGGCGGTGCTTCAGTTTCTTATGACTCTTCAGCTCAGTACGCAGCTCCTGGAAGCACTGGTGAATCTAATAGCACTCAAGGTCAACCAACAAATAGATCCTCTGACCCACTTATAGCCAGTTTGGTTACTGAACTTTTAAAACAAGCAAAAGAGGATACTAAAAATTTAGAAGGATCAACACTTTCTAATCCACCGCTTGTTGAGTTTAAGGAAGAAGAAGAGAATGGTGATGCTTCCTCTAATAAAGTTTTAGCTTATCTTATGGATGCTAAAAAAGATGAGGATACTAAGGATGCAATTCGAGCGCGAAACCAAGCAATTGCGTCTGCTGACAGTGCTCGAGCGGAAACTCAAAAAGAACTAAATAGACTTATGCTTCAAGCACAACAAGCTTTTACTACTCCTACACCTGTAATTTAGGGTTAAACTTAAATGACTGACTCTCGCAACAAAGTAAGATGAGTTTTTCTGTAGGTGACTTAGGGTTTAATTACGGTGACTATAGCGTTAACTCAGGTGGGTTTACGTATCCAACTGAAGATTTTTCAGGGGGGTTTTCTATGGGTGACTTAGGAGTTAATTACGGAAATTACAACATTAATAATCCTTTTGTTAAAGCGCAAAGCGGCGGTGGTTTTTTTAATCAAGCTGGTCAATTTGTAGATAGTCTCGGTAGGCTTATACCAGGCGTAACTAATATTGCTAAGGCTTATCAAGATATAGCTGGTGTTGGAGCTCAAGAATCTCCAGGTATTTTTAATAAACAATTAACACAAGAATCTTTAGATAAAATAAACAAGGAACGCGAAAATACTACGAAGAAGATAGCTGAAACTTTTAAAAGAATTGCTGATTTAACTGGAAAAAATATACCCGGTGCTGTCAATGAGTATATTGCAGCGTTTAACGAATACATGCCTAAAGCTGAGCAAAAAGGTTTGACACAAATAGCAACACCGCCCGAGATTGCAACTGAATACGGTCGTTTAAAAAATCGTATAGATGAAAGTAATACACAATACAGTACTTTATTAAATCCACGGTACCAGGCTGCTTATAAAGCTCCTGATGCAATTGCCCCGATTAATACTCAGGCTATTAAAGATGTTATGAGTTTTAGTCCAGCTAATCGTGAACTGTATAACTACAGAAGTCCTCAAAATCTAAGAGACATTTATGGTCGACCCGATGCTAATACTAATCTTGCACAGTTTTATGCTGGAAACCAAGCCGTTAATGATCTAATGAGTTACGGGTAATGAGAGCTGTAGGTAAAACAGGGGCAGAAAGACGTGCTGATAGTTTTGGTTCGCGAAGAGAATCGCACGTCGACAAAGAACCTCGTTTTTTAAGATTTGCTGGACAGTTGTTTAACTTAAAGCCTAGACGAGAACCAATTTATACAGGCAAACCTTCCGGTTTAAATTTTGGTAATCGAGATTCTTTTGGCCCTGATGATTCGTGGGTGACTAAAGAACCTATTACGTATAAATCCGTCCCAGAGTACTATACATCTCACGAAACTTATTAACGCTTGATTCGTACTGCGTTATAGGAGGCAAATAGTAAATAAAACCAAACACTCTGCAGTTTTTTAAAGGTTTTAAGTTTTTGTCATCAATCAACAATTTTGGTTTATCCTTCAAGATACACAGAGGAAAGTCAAAATTAATTCGTTGCGTCGAGATAAAAGCAACCTCGGCAGAAGTTATAAATAAAATTCCCTGCTCAAATTCTTTATGAAGCCATTTTCTATATGCTTGTTCTAACCACACACGTTGGTTTGATTTTTTAAATTGATTATTTTTTGTAAATAACTTAATTGGTTTTGGTTGCTCGTGTTTTAGCGCAACAGCTCTGGGAGGGTAAAGATAAATATTTTTAGCTTTCCAGGTCTGGATTAAACCGTTATCTTGCCAGTTAAAATATCGCTCAGCCTGTACAACTTGGTTTGCGTGTTCACTCGAGGCTGGATCTAAATCAATTGATCCACCATAAAACGCGGCTGTAAGAGCAATTAATTCCGGTGGCGAAACAAAATCTTTAGAAGATAAGACCACGAGAAAATTCTTCTATACGTTTATTAACTTGTTGCGGATCTATAAGGTGTAAGGATACTCCTTCAGGTTGAATCATTGCAACAAGCGCTAAGTTTTCATCCTCGTGCTCTTCAATAAATTTATCTACCCGTTTCAGCATTTGGCAAACTTCTTCGTGCATCATTTCTTCAGCAAACGCCAGATCTCTATATAAATCTTTTGTTGTCAAGTATTTACTCTTTTGCGGGTCTTCGGGGTTAAAAACTAAGATACCTTTACCTAGAGCTTTCTTGTTGTCAAAATA